CTCCATGCAAACCGCCAGAGAGTCCGGTTGTCCATACATTGGTGGACCACCAGCAAAGTATGGAACGTCTCCGGTGAAGTATGGGAAGAAATAGGTGCAAGCAGTGCCATCCCTCCACGTTGTCGCCCAAGTCCCGTCAGCGCGTCTCCGAAACGATCTACAGCCCATTGCAGGAACTGTCTTGGTCTCCGCTGAGCCATCCGGCAATTGGAGCAAGACCCTCATGTCTTTGCTTCCACAGTTATGGACCCTCCAGCAGTCAAAACGCTTGTAAGTGTTGAGGATTTTGAAAGTTAAAAGACCCTCAACCCTTATCTCAGCAACAGCGGTTTTGTGGTTGTGGATTCTACCGGGAGGCAGTGAAGGTTCAGATCCAACTGAAGAAAAGTAAGACCTAACGTATGAATCGAAACCAGAATCCCAATCGTCCCAACCTAAATGGACATCGTAATCAATACCATCAACATTGCGCTTGTGTAGCTCAAAAGACTTTTGAATTGAGCCAACGTTGCAATATGAAGAGTTGAAAGAAGTGACGTAGTGATCAACGTAAACCTGACCTCCGCTAACGTCTAAGTGCTTGCTCTCAAGCTTTGAAAGCTCAATCGCAATCTGCGTTTGTGTTGGGGTGCTTCCAGTGACATAGAAGCTTGTGGCTGGATCAATGCAATAGTCGTATTGAACTCCAAAAGGTATCTTTGAACTTAGGCCAACAACGAACGGTGTTTTACCGTCTAACGCTCTTGCACACTTATTGTCGAACCGTGCATACAGATCGTTCAAGTTCCGCGCATTGAACATCCGCTGACGCTTGTCTGTAGCAACGGGCATACATCAATAAAAGAAGTCGTCAGGAGTGCCACCAACGATTGTGGCTGGCGGTTGTTTGATCTTGATGGTCGTCCCGTTTGGAGTCTGCTCAATAGCTTGATCCGGTCCAGCTACGAGTTGGATCTTGCGGACTGCGTCGATCAGTTGATTGATAGCGCGAGCGTGATCGGCTTTCATACCACGCTCTGCAACCTTAGATGGAAGCGTTACGGCCATTAGATCTCACAGAATTGAGCGAATATCTTGACCGTCGATCCGCTGATAACAGCTTTTAGATACAAGTTGGCATCAACTCGCGGAATCAACATGAACTCACCGGCAGGAATTTGGAACTGGTACGGAGTCGAAACACCAACGTAGACCGCATTCTGAAGGTCCATGTTGTAGATCAAGACTTTGTACGGAAGCGAGAGGTCCGCAGCAATATCAAGCAGTTCGTCAGCACCAGAACCGATGTCTTGGGTATTCTGACCCATGTCGGTTCCAGTCATATTCACCGTAGCAGTGAACGTCTGCGGGTTGATAGATGCGCCATTCTTTGACGCATACAACCGCGCTGTCATTTCAATTTCGTTCGCCATATCTCAAACGGTTAGATCTCGCAGAACGTCGCTTGAATCGTCACGTTGCTGGTATCCGCTTTGAGATACAGAGTCGCGCTGACGTATGGCATCAAGAGCGTCTCGCCAGCGGGAATCCGCATCGTGTAGGTTCCAGAAACAAAACCCAACTCAACAAAGTTGGTGGAATCCAGATTGGAGATCAACAGCTTGTACGGGCTGGAGACATCAACCGGAACGTCCAGAGCCTCAACGGTGGTTCCAATCAATTGGGTCTGAGAACCCATGTCGGTTCCAACCATTGTTGCCGACTTGGTGTAGGTTACGCTCGGGAGATACGCGCCACCTTTGGAAGCGTACAAGCGAGCCGTCAGTTGAATTTCGTCTGCCATGTTGTGTAAGTGTTAGAATGCTGGGTTGTATGGATACGCGAAAAGGTCCCACGCCGCAAAGGTCCAAGTTTCATTCCGTTCAACTTGGTTGGTCTTAATCATCAAGCTGGTTGAATCGTTGGTTTTCAACCAAGCCCAAGCGGTCTCATCTGGAGTCAGCAACGGGTCCAACGGTGCTTGCGGCATCACGTTACGCACAACTTGCGGAAAGCCATTTCGGTTTGCGAGCGTGATTGAATCGTAGATTGCCGAGATGATCGGAGGAGTAGCAGGAAGACCGTTGCGAGCTGAGTAAGTAGAGATCCGAGTTAGAGACACTCTGGAAGTCTGAAAACTGTCCTGACCGCGAGCGAGACGAACAACCAACTTGCCAGCCAGCGGAAATTGAACGTCTGAAAAGGTCAGCTTGTTATTCTTAGGATCGTCTCCAGCAGATTTGATTGCAGCAAAGTAATCGGCAACTGTTGATCCAGAACCAAACGTTGTAACAAATCGCTTAGCTTCAGCGCGAACCGCTGGAAGATCAAAAAGTCGAGCATCCAAGTATTCAGTTCGGAATTCGTACCTTTGAGAGGGATCGTCTTCGTCTAGCGGACCCTGAACAGTTGGGCTGTTTGGGTTAAAATTGGTTCCAGCAAAAGTGACTGTTGCCTCAGAATAGGGTCCGTCTTCTGTTATCTGATACTTACCACCAGCAGCAACCCAATCAGCAGACGCAAGCCGCAAAGCGTCTTTGCTACCACGATACTTGTAAGTGATGAAACGACCAGTGCCATCACCATTGTTGTATTGGCGTGAAACCTCAATGTATCCAGTTGCAACTGGCGTGATGACATTGGTTTTGATCGTTGCCATATTATTCTCGGGAAACTACTTGAGCCGTTTGCGCTGTACTCTTTGCAATCTGCTTTAGTTGCAATGTCTGCTCAACAGCTTGTTTGATTGCGATATCCTGACCAGTTTGAAATCCAGTGAATCCACCAATGCGAGCAAGAGAGTCTTGCGCTCCACCTAGACCAAACTTCTCGCCTTTCATAGCAGCCAAAAGCATTTGAGGCGGAACAAATCTGTCCTCCGCTGTTGCTGCTGGTCCGGTTGAAGTCGCTGGTGTTGCAGCACCACCGCCCATCAATTGTGAATTTCCAGAAGCCAAATCCAAAGCTATTGCCGCCGGTGCTGTTTGTAGCTTTGATGCAAACGCAACAGCCTTTCCAGTTTGCGTGAGATTGAACAAGTCAAACGCAAGCTTTACCGCATTGTATGAAGACTTAGCAGCAGCTACAGACTGAACTTGAGTCTTCTTAATCAGAATATCCATCTGATCGTTGAATTTTTCGATGTTCTTAATGTCCTCCGCTTTGAACATATCAATCGGACCCAAGTCTTTGATTGTTCCAGCAGCCATTGCCGCCTTCGTAAGCTTAAGACCAAGCAAGTCAGCAGCCGCAGCCATCATCTCAGCGTTGTTGCGGTTTGCGTTGAGCTTCTCGCCAAGAGCAACAAGCACTTGCTCGCTTCCAAGAGATCTGTCTGAGAGTTGCTGAACACTCAAGCCAAGACGCTCAAACGCTGCTCGCTGAGGCCCATCATTTGCAATTGCCGCAGTTCTTGCGTCGTTCACGCGAACAATAGCCGCAGCAACAGCATCAAACTTCACTCCGTAGAGTTGCGCTGCCATCTGGAACTTTTGAACATCATCAGTCGAAATGTTCAACTGTTCGGCAAGTTCTCCAACACGGTCAGCAGCTTGAGCGACCGAGTTCGCAAATCCAGTAACAGCAGCGACGGACAAAGCACCAGCAAGTCTGCTTGTGACGGCGTTCTTAAAGCTATTCCCAAACTTTTCACCAACGCTCTGAGCGCGTTTCACGCCCATTTCAAACGCTGTGGAATCAATTCCAAGCTTAACTAGAAGAGAAAGTACGCCCATATCAGTTCGCTTGTTGATTCTGCCAAATGGCTTCGCTTTGATCGTCCCACAACTGAACCTGCCCCATCATCTCTGCGTGAGCTAGAATCAGCCTTTCTGCATCACCAAGAGGCATCTGGATCGCATCGTCAGGAGCAATCCCAATGTTGACGCATCCAACAAGAACCCTTTCGGGCCACGGCATTGCCGGACGCTTTGACTTGCTGCCGCTTTCCATCAGCACTTCGGGGGCGGTTGACTGTTCTTTAAGCCAAAGCTGAAACTTGTCGGACTCAACGACCAAATTCATCCGCTCAATCCGCTTTCCCCACAACCACAGAATGAGGTCACGCCAGATTGATTTGATGGACCTGATGGATTCAAGCGGAGACTGTGAGCAAACAAGCACAGCCTCCGCTAAATCGCTCGGTGTAATCTCTCCGCCTAAGACGTAGGGGGAGCGCAAACGCTGCAAGACAATCGCGTGTCCTACTGTGTAGGGAACAAGTCGAACCCCAAGCACCACTGGAGCTTGAGGTCCGGTCTCTGCGAGTATCTTTGCAAGATCTGCCACAGATTACAGCGTGAAGACAGCGGCGGTTCCGGTCAGAGCGGAAGCGTCGAGGTACTTGGTGACAGTAATCGTTACCATGACCTTACCGCTGCTGGTGAACTTAACGCTGCCGCCACCGGAGTAAACGTAATCCCCATCAATAGAGCCACCGCCAACAGTGGTTGCATCGCTTCCGGCAATAGCTGCATACCCATTCACTTTGGGCAGGCTCGCAGCCAACTTAGCTTGAGCAAAGGTGGAAGCACTTGGGATGAAAGTGATGTTAAGCGAAATGCGCTCATTCGCAGAGACTTGCGCCACCACTTCACCAGCGGAATTCTTGATCTGCTCAACGTCTGCTTCGTGGGAAGCATCGTAGCTCTCAATCGTCGTAATGGTTCCGGTAGTGATTTCGGTAAGAGCGTTTGCAACTCCAACCGTGTAGAGCTTGATGGTTCCTTTTGCGCCGTATACTAGCGCAAGACCTTTTGAAAGTGCCATGTTGTTAGTGTGTTATGAGTTTGCTGCTGCAAAGATTGTCATTGAACGTGAGAAAGTTCTAGCCCTTTCGCTAGTGTCATTCACTCCAAAGTCTGTAGGGGTCGCAAAGAATGCGGTGAATCCACCAGACGGATCGGAATCTCCAACGTTCAGTTCTAAAATGTTGTCGTCAACGAATAGCGGTTGCAGGATGTTTTCAAACGCTGCAACGGTAGCCAACACGTTGTATTCGGGAGTATCGTCAGCGGAAAGCTGAAGCGTAGCGGTTACATCCACTTCACAAGTCCTGTCAATAGGATGAACCGGAACCGCAGTCGATGAGCGAACAACGATGCGCGGAAAGTCTGGCATCCGATCTTCCAAGTCTGGATCTGCAAACGCACCGTGTCCGTAGCTGGTGAGACAAGCAGGAGTCCCAAGCGGAGACGCAGACCAGTCTTGAGCAGCAAGCCAATCGACAAGAGCGCGTTCGGTGCGTAAAGCGACGGCATTCATTGGACGACAATTCCTTTCAACTCAAGACCATCAGCGGCTTGCAGTAGATACGAAGCAATGTGCGCTTCAAGCTCACGGGCTTCGTCGTTGTAGGCTTGTTGCATCGCTTTTGCGTAGATTGCCTCAACTTTTCCAATCTGGTTGTCAGCAAGACCGATGTTCAAGCGGACATGACTCGACGGAGAAAAACCAGCCTTTGCATTGTATGCATACGCTGAAGACCCGCGATGCATTGAAACGTTCTCTTGTGGCAACCCGTATTGGTTCGCAAGATTGATGAGAGCTTGATTTCCAGCAACGATCCGCACTTGAGCAGAACCTTTCTTTGCTCGTCGAGTCCCACCGAATTGTTGAAACGACGGAGACAGCTTCTTGATTGCTTTGGTTACAGCAGATTTGAGGTAGCCAACTGAACCAGCAGCGCGACGACGGAGTTTTCCAGCAGCGTCACGCATATCTTGACCGTAGAGTCCGGGTTTTCCCGCTTTAGCGTTCTTCGCTTGAGCAATCAAGTGCACCAAGCGCAATTCACGCGAACGACCGAGAAACTTGCCGGTCTTCTTATCAATCCTTCTCGCTCCAATCGGACGGTTGAAGTAATCGAGAATCTTGTTTCGGGCCGCTTGTGGGGACTTTGGCGGAAGCAGAATGTACAACCGCAGCATCAAGAAAAACGTGCGGGAGTTAACAGCATCAGCCAAAGACCTACGAGTCTTGGGGATGTACTCCTTCCAAGCAGCGTCAAAGCGGGACGTATCGACTGTGACGGTTGGAGTCATTTTGTTTTGGCTCCAAGCTCAAGAGCGTAGTAAGCACCGGAGCCGTCACGCTTTGCGGACATGATTCGCAGTTGTCGTCCATCGTAGGTGACAAGACGACCCACCACCGGAATCATTTTCCCAAAAGTCAGAAGCAAGCGGTCAGTGTTTTCTTGAAGCAATAGACCACCAGACTCTTGCAGAAGACGATCAGCGGTAAAACCAACGTCACAAGACCAGACAGAAGCATCAACGGTTACAAGCGTAGAGTCAGCCAATCGCCAATCTGAGAACTTAACCAAAATCCGCGCTTGGACGTTATCTTGGAATCCACCTGCAATGACCGAATTTGCATCAGTAATTGCAGCCGGAAGACAACGCACCAGCACTCCCTGCCAGAGAAACGACGGATTTCCCATCGCGCTCTGTAGCACGGACATCCCCAACTGGAGACTGGTCGCGATTAGGTTCACGCTGTAAAATAGACACCAGAGACAACCAATCGTGAAGTCGCTTGAACGTGACCCCCGAGACTGGAAGTGGTTCCGGTCTCAAAAGCTGACAGTTCGCAGTAGTTTGTACCACCAATGGCTCTGCCAATCAGAGCGGTCTTGGCTTGATTGGTTCCGTTGGTCAACCAGAGCGAAACCGCAGCGTTATAAGTGCAAGGATCGGGAAGGCTCAAGCGAAGGTTTCCGGTAGAGCTTCCACTCACCGAGTTGATAGTGAGATCAACGGTAAAAGTGGAGACAAACCCAATCGAAGTATGGCGAGCCGTGTTGACCGTGAAAGCAAAAGTTCTACCACCACCGGAATCAATCAGCGTAGGAACCCACGTTGCGGGAGCCGTATCAATCGGAAGGTTGCCGTACAACTCGTCAAAGTTTGCGTTAGCTTTGATCCACGACCCACGGAGCGTATCTCCATTGTTGTCGTTTGCGGTTGATCCAACGTTGATGATTTGTTGCGACATAATCAGTCTTTTGGCAATGCGTACCAACCCTCTGACAGCGTTATACGACTTGTAGAGCGCACGGAAATACCGTCAGCACCTTTGACCCAAACCTTAGCTTTGACGTTCTCAGCAAGCCTCACCGGCTCACCGTAAGGAACATAGACAACGCGAGTCCCACAGCCACAACTACCTACCAGCGTGATTAATGCGATCCAGCAACTTAGCCTTAAGCTCTTTGTCTGGTTTTGCATCTTCAACGGTAGGTTGGGTTTTGGCTAGACCAGTCAACCACTTCAAGAGAGCGGTGACGATCTGCTCAATGATGTTCACTCGGACTTCTTCTTGTCTGCGTCTTTGGCAGCGATCAATCCAAAGCCAACGGTCACAGCAGCAATGGTCGCAGCGAGATCAATGTTGGTCGTAGGATCTCCGTCGAACAGTGCTTTAAGCGCACCACCAACGGCAACCATGATTGCTCCAACACCGGCAAGAGTAGTTTTCCAGTTCATTTCTTTAGAGCTTTCCAAAGTCCAATTGCAGCGGCAATAAAAGCCAACACAGCGGCCCCAAGTTGGAACCACTGTGTTAGCTGCGGGATGAGTGAAACCGCACCAGCAGCGGCAGCGGTAGCCAGAGAGATTCCAACCCCACTGTTGCTGTTGGTATCGGTTTGCATTACTCGGATTTAGGTTGAGCAGCGTTGACGATTAGGTCAACAAGCGGCAGAGCAACTTTTGCGTTCTGAATACCACCGGCTTTCACCGCGATATCAATGAGTTGCAGCAAACCGTTGGCTTGTTCTTGAGTCAGCTTTACGATGATTTCCATATTAGGCGACCGGAGCTTCAACGACCGGAGCTTCAGCGTCAACAGCAGGAGCAACGGTATCTTTCACAACCACCGGCTTCACCCACGGCAGCGGCGGAGCGATGATCGGCGGGTTGATTTGGTCGTTGATCTGCTGCGTCACGTTCGCCTCAATAGCGGTCTTATCAACTCCATTGGCAAAGCACCATCCAAGAACCTGATCCTGCGTCAGATCCTCGTAAGGCGTGAACGAACCGCTCGGCGGAGCGAACGACGCGCTGCCGTAGCAAGTGCCGCTGTAGTTATCCTGCGAGCCGTTGCAACGCCAGTCGGCGGTGATTACGACATCGGTGAGACTTCCTTCGGTCGGCTTGACCAACAGGCGTTCGATGATCCAAGAGATGGAGATGTTCATGTTAGGCGTTCTTCAGAGCGTTGACTTCAGCGGTGAGTTCCTTGATGGCAGCGACAAGCAGCGGAATGATATCCGTATAGGCCACACCAAGTCGATCAGGATTCGACGCATCGACAGCTTCGGGAAGAACTGATTGGACATCCTGAGCAATCAGGAACGAGCGGCGAGTACCTTCGCTGTCGGTCTTGAACTTTCCGATGACAGAACGCAGCGAACCAACCTTAGCAACGGCGTTGCTGATGGGTTCGATGATGTCCTTCAAACGCTCGTCGGACGTTCCGGTCCAAGAGGTGGCTCCGTAGGTAACATAAACACCCGCAGCGGCATCATTGAATACTTTGAATGTGGGAGTGGATGCGGAATCGTTCAGGATTCCAATGGACCATTTGGACGTTCCAGACTTTGAGAAATTGATGTTTCCATAAGTGTTAACGTAATCAATGGTCAACGCTGCATTGGTCGATGCTGCTGTTGATTTGATAAGAACGGTGCAATCACCAGAAGCGGTCTGAACATTGAGTCGGTTGCCGCCAGCACTCGTCGTCCCCACCAGCAAATTCCCGCTCGCATCGAGGGTCATTGCTTGGGTGAAGGTGATGGTGTTGCCAGCGGTGCCGCTTGGGGCAGTGAACCAAGCAAAATTTCCAGACTGCTGAAGCTCAAAACGAGAGGCAGCAGTTGAGAACTGGTAGAGCCAGTTTGTGTTGTTGTTAAATGCGTTAAAGCTGAAACCGTGAGTTCCTGTGCCAGTTAACGAATAAACTCGACCACCTCCCTGTATATCAAGAGCTTTCCAGTTTGAACCCCACGCACTCGGCGTAACCCCCACGCCGACGTTGCCGCCGTTGGGCTGGATCAGCAGGTCGTAATTGATGGCCGAACCATCCCAGCGAGTGACTTGAAGGTAAAAATTGCCACTGCTAAGCGCACCACCGGCAAGACCAAACGGAACACTTCCGAATGCAAAATTGTGTCCGGTTGCACCAGCAGCGGGAACCGAAGCGACAGCACTCAATCCAACCTGAAGTTTGGAAGCGGCAGGCACAACCCCCACGCCCAGCCCCGTAGAGTTGAGGGTCATTCGAGTGCCGCCTGCGCCGTCGTACCAAGAGAACACGCCAAGCGGGGCAATCCGGTATTGCGCCAAGCTGTTGGCTGCAAACTCCAGCGTGTTGGTCGTAGGAAGATAGAGACCATTTGCCGGAATTGAAGATCCGGTGACGTTGAGGCTGGCGAGGGTGGCGGATGGCGAACAAGCGAGGATGTTGTTGATCGAGATGCGCTTGGTATTCCCTGACGCTGGTGGCGTATCTGACACGTCCACAATGGGAATCATGTCATTGGCGGGATCAGCGGCGGTCAACGCCGTCAGTGCTGTGATTTTGGAATCTGCCATATCAGTAAACGGTTAGAATGAATTTTCCGAGGTCTTCTTGTAAAAGGAAACTGGTCCCGTCCTCCAGCACTATGCTGTCGAAGGTTCCAAATGAGATGACGAGCTTGCTCACTCCATCCTCTTGCAGGAGAAAGGTTTCGTCTTCTTTGAGAACATCCCTCCGCATGATCGGAGGCTCAGGCATGATCGCGTTAAGCGGTCGTGTCCTATTGATTGATGTTCCGATTGAGATCATTAGGCTCTGGCGTTAAACGCTACGACAGAACCGCTGGAGATTTGAAATCCAGTGATGTTGCCCACCAACGGGAAGCCAGCTGGAATCGTCTTGGATGTCCAAGTGCCGGAGATACCGAGTCCGGTGATGGAAGTGAAAACGGTGGGTTCAGTGGGAATCAAACCAGACCATGCGCCAGATTGCGCGGCAGTGCTGGTGATGAGCGCGAAACCTTCGCGTCCCATTGAATACTCAGTTGCGATGTCTGCTTGAACGGCCATTTTGTTTGATCGGTAGAGGGGAGGCCACCGGAACTTTCCAGCAACCTCCCCAATTTTAACGGTTAACCTTTACGAACTTTCGGTGCTAAAGCTCCCTGTATCCACAGTACGAGTTTGCCTCCTTCGGGAACTGAAACAGTGTTGAAATTGTCGCGTTGGAGACTCGCGTCAATATCGGGACCAGAAACGAGCTTACTCTTGCCGTTCTTGTCCACTGCTACGGTGGTTGCGATACGCATATCCGTTTGGATTAGGCGGTGATCAGAACTTCAGCTTGCGTAGTGTCCGCAGCAGCAGCACCAAACATGATGTCGTACGAAGCCATATGAGCGCGGGAGGCTCGGCTGTACCACACAGAGAGCAACACCGACAGACCGTTGCTCAACTCGACAGTGCGCTGTTCAACAAACTCGCCAGCGATCATTCCAACCGGCAGACCGCTCGCAACCGCAATAGCGTCCTGACCGCAGACGAAACCAGCAGTGTTGGCGATAGCTCCGGTCCAATCGTTCTGCTCCAAGATGTTCGCGAATCCAAAATAACCGTTGTTCAACGGACCATAACGGGAATCAGGGAACGGATTGGTTCCAGCTGCAGCAGTCAACTGACCGGAGAACATCAAGCGAGCCATATGACTACCATCCAACAGCAACAGCTTCTGTCGGTAGTTCTTAGCCAGAGCCAAGATCGCGGGGATGTCGCTAGTGTCGAAATTGGCAGCAGTACCAATGACAGTGCCAGCACCAAACAGAGCAGCGGTCATCTGAGCGGTGACCTTCTTGCTAATGGCAAGCGCGAAGATCTCAGCCGAACCCTGAGCGAGATCCGACAGAGCGTAACCCTGATTCAACTCCTGCTGAGTGACAGTGAAAGTCTTGGTGATCTGGTTAACAGTCACCGAGGTAGCAGCCAGAGTGGACTCGTTGTTAGAGTTGTTCTCGAAGTCGGTCAGGTTGTCCTGAGCGTCATCACCACCAGTGAATTTCTTCACCTGAACGGTAGCGCGGGGACGCAAGTTATCCAGACCAACGTTGCGCGTGAAATTGGCAATCATGGCCAACTTAGTGGTCGCAACAGTAATGACCGAGTCAGCGAGATAATCGACGACCAGACCGGCAGCGAAAGTGTTCGCGTTCTGGGGAGCGATCAAGCGCGACTGACGCAGCAACTCGCTGTGGTTCTGAATCAAGAAACCTTTACGCTCTGCACCAGCGCGGAAAGACTTATGCTTCTCCAGCAGAGGGTTTCCGAGATTCTCTATAATGGGGCGCACCGGCTCAGGAGCGGGAGCAGCGGCGGGAGCTTTCATGCTGGCTTCCAGAGCGGAGAGCTTAGCAAGAATCGCGGTGAGATCAACGGAAGCGGCAGGAGCAGCCGCAGCCGTCACAGTAGTGCTATCGGACATATTTGTGTCGGGTTGTTGTGTTGGTTGCGGCAAAGAAACTTTGCCATTTTCGCTGACGGCGTTGTTGCCATCCGCAGAAATCTTGTCGTCTGGGGATTCATCTTCCTCCAGTTCCTCACGCTCCAATTGAGCGTAGAGAGCGCGGAACCAATCGCGTCCAGCAGCACCTCCCCAAAGGTTGGCAGCTACATCAGCGGGACTATTGGGTTCAGCCTCAAGAAAGCGTTCATTGCGACCCCACCAAGCGTTAGCCTTCTCAACCTTATCTTCGGTGGGTTGCTCTCCAGCAACGAGAGACTCAGCCTCAAGAATGGTCTGCTTCTCAAGACCTTCGCCAGCGAGACCTTCAGCGTATTGCTCAAGACCTCTGCGGAGGTTGTTTTTGACCGTCTCAGGAGCAGTCTTGGTAACAGCGCGGGGATGCCACTTAGCAGCCATCGCAAGCTGTTTGATGGGTTTGTCTACCAATCCAAACTGAATCGCTTCAGCGGTGGTGAACCAAGTCTCCGATTTCATCGCAGCGCGGATAGACTCAGGACTACGACCAGTCTTTTTGGCATACACTCCAACCAGCACTTCAGCGTGTTGGTCCAGAGCATCAGCCATTTTCCGCATATCTTCTGAAGTACCAGAAGCCATACCGGAAGGATCGTGAATCATCATTAGAGCGGCATCGGCCATCTCAACACGATCACCAGCAAGAGCGATAATCGAAGCAATGGAAGCCGCAATACCAACAACCCGAGTGGTCACCGGAGCTTTGCGACCGCGCAACTGGTTGTAGATGCTCAGACCATCCCAGACATTACCACCGGGAGAATTGATCTCAACCAATAGCGGACCATTGCCCACTTCGTTGAGAACGTCAGAGAATTGCTTACCAGAGAGACCGTTACCACCAAACCAATCTTCGCCAATCTGGTCAAAGATCTGAATGGTCGCAGTCTCACCAGCGGAAGCCGCAGGAGCGTAATAAAGCCAATCTGATTTCTTGGTGAAGCTCATTCTGTTTTCTTGGCTCGCGGCTTACGTTGCTTTTTGACTGAAGCGGTCACTTCGGTTTGTTCTACAACAAGCGGTTGTGATCCACCTTCTGACGGAGCAACTGGAGACGGAGATTCAGAAGAATCATCTTCAATGTCAATAGCAGGTGCAGCGCTAGCCGCTGGACGTTCTTTCTGAATCACCGAAATCTCAGATACATCAACCCCATATTTGTCAGCGAGTTGACGCACAAACAAAGCTTGTTGTGCTTTTGCTTCTAAAGCAGAACGCCAATCTAGTCCACGCGCACCGTAAACCTCATCGTAAGTCAGAATGCCAGCTTCCAACTCAGCCAACTGAGCAGCGGAATTACGGCCAACATCAACGTTCGGAGAACGGGGAGCGGTAATCGCTACTTCGTACCAGTCGGACGGAGCATCATTAAGCGCGGGATCGCTCTTGATAGCGTACTCCATGACATATTCATAAATACGCCGAGCCGCTGACGACATCACTTGATGCCGAGACTTAAACCACACAGCTGACATATCTAGCGCACCGCGATAGACAGTTCCCTGCATGGACTCGGGATAAACGAGAACGTAAGGAATACCAACACCAGCACAGACCTTCTCGGTCAGTTGCCGCCAGTATTCGCGCATATTTACACCGGGACGCTCAGTCGCAAACTGTTCAAATGAATCACCGTTCTTGAGTACTTTAACAGACGACCCAAAAACTTGTTCGTAATAGTTCTCAGCGGTGTTCTGAGTGGTTTGCGAGATTCCACCAGACCGGAGGCTTGATGCTTGGACCTCACCAGAGACGGTCTTAACAATCTGAGCGACGGAAGCACCAAGCTTGCAAGCTTCCATCTCCAGCTTTTGCAGGTCGTCGAGATCGTGGAGATCATTGATTACCGCAGAGACAAACGGAAGACCTCTAAGCTGACCGGGACGATTCGGCTCGTAAATGTGAACCACCGAGTCAGAACCAATTGAGCGAACGTCTGTCAGATTACCCTGAGTTTTCTCGGAACCGATAAAATACGAGATTGCGCGTCCAGTCTTAGGGTCAAACCGGATACCGTCAAAAACGGTTAAATCGGACTCCATACCGACAGGAGTCGCAATCGACTGAGCCTCAATAAGCTGCAATCGCGGCTTTCCGCTTTCACCTTTAGTGAGAAGGATAAAGCTCTCACCATCAAAGAACCAACCGCGAGCCGCTTGACTCATCATGGTTCCGAAAGACTGGCGAGAACCAATATCGGGATAACGAGACCAAACATCGAACCACTTCTTGGCTTTAAGGTTCCAAGCCGGATCGCTAGAAGCGGGTTGAACCGAGAAGCTGGAACCAACGGTGTAAGACTCAAACAGATCTCCAAGCCTATTTAGAACAGCGTTGTTCTGCTCAAAGAAACGGGACTTACGGACAATAGCTTGTCGGGTTGAACTCGTTACATCAAAGCGAGCCGAAGTATAAGACGTATCGAGATAAGAACGACGCAACGACTGACCGGCTCCTTCGTATTTGTTAACGGGAGCAGGAAACAGCTTATTAGCAATGGTTTGAAGGATTCCCATTAGCTCATTCGGGTTGTGGCTTCACGACGGAATTGCGTGAAATCACCGTAATAGCTAGTAACTGCCACCAGAATGGTCCCAAGCATCTTGTTATAGATCTGGAGGTCAGACGGGCTAGTAATGCCATCTCCAGCCAATAGAGTCACAGCAAGATCATAGTCGCTCAGCAATGATTCCCACATTTCCAACATTTCAACTGGAGCAGCGGAACCTTTACCGGGTTCAGCGAACTCAACAGAAACATCAGAGCTAGAAGTGGATCTAACGACTTGACCTGATTCAATAGCACCAGCAGCAACAGATAGCTTTGCAGTCAAAGCTTCTAGCAAGCTCAAAGCGGCTTTCCCTGCGTATGTAGTACGCAAGTAAGACCGTTTCATCGCTACGGTGTATGTGAACACTTGCGCGGACTATTCACAGACCAACTATGAAGTCAACTACTAGAATTTTCAGAACTAGTAGATGCGAGATCGTTCCAGAGCATCACCATCGCCAATTGCATCAATTCACAGTCATGCAAATGATCTGGCCAACGTGTATTCCGCTTGAACCACAAGTGTTTGATTCTTCCCGCTCTGTTAGCAGTTGGTTTGAGAACGTGAGAGTCCAAGTGCTTCCAGTATGTATCAGAATCGCTCGCAAATGCCCCCTCAGCCTCAAGCGGTGCGGGTAGGCTGCAAACGGTCCATTGATGATTCTCGGACCCTTTACGGAGCCGCTGAAGCACTTCCCGCATGTGTTCAGTGTCAAAGACCAACAGAGGCTGGACCGCATCAGTCCGCATCGACGTTGAAGTGGTAATGCCAAACGGATGGATTGCACCAGTCTTGCTGGTGAATCGCGCTCCGGTCTCGCGTCCCTTCATTGGCATCCAACCGATAAGCATCGGCTTTCGGAGACCTCCTTCTGGTGGATACCTCAGACCGCAGGGATATGTGATTGGGTTAACGCTGCTTTGTGAGAACTCAGCACAAGCATCGTAGACGGCTTGTGTGTTGAAACCGGAGTCAATCCCAACGTCCATATCATGCACGTTGTATTGAAGTTGAACCCGTCGAAGTGCAGCAAAGTCGTCAGCGTGACCGGCAGCAACAAGACGCGAATTACCTTTGCTCCACTCGCGGCAAACCCACCAGACAAACGGAGCGGCGGCTTGAACGTCTGCGGTGAGATAGCGTCTGGCTTCAGGAAGTCCAGCATCGGACACAATCTCAACTCGCTCTTGTTGGGACTCTTGGTTTTCCCACGGTTCAGCGAGCATACCGTTGATGAAACCCTGCAATCCCATCATTGAGCTTTTGGCTTCCAAGAATGAGACCGCGAGATGTCCCCAAGTACACTTGCGATCCGGTGAATAGAGGGATGACAGGTGATAAGACCTAACACTTGGAAGACTTGCTTGATTCTCGGCAATCCATTTCCCGTGTCTCAAAGCGGCAACTTTGTGAGAGTCAGAAATCTTACCCTGACAGAGTTGGCAAACGTAATGTGCTGACGACCGGATGCGCTGCCAGTCTGGTTTTCCTTCCTCGGTCTTGGCGTTGTCCCAAGTGACCTGCTTCCATTCTAGCTTGATGTATTCCGTGCAATGCGGACATGGAATGTAGTATCTCCGCTGGTCTCCTCTTAGATATCGCTGCCAGATTCTCCCTTCGGAGGTTGTCGGAGTGCTGGTGAAGAAAGCTTTGGAGCTTGAGAATGCTTTAAGACGCTGCTCTGCGAGGTCCAGCGCATCGGCTTCCTTAGCGGTTGCTTCGGCAAACTTGTCTACCTCATCAGCAACCAAGATTCTGACAGGTCGGGACGCTAGATTTGCAGGTGAGTTAGACCCAACAAAGGTCAAGGTGCAGCGATCAAATTGCTGCTCAAGATTGGTCATCTGGTCTTGATCCGTTGGGAATCGCGCAACCAATGCGGGACAATCTTCAAGAAGTGGAATCCAGCGGCTTTTGCTGAACGAGCGAGCCAGATTCTCGGATGGCATCAACCACAGCGCGGGACTCGGTTCTGTGTCGATAGCCCACGCTAGACCAGCCATTAGCGTCGTTGTCTTGGAGGTCTGAGATCCCCAACATAACGTGACCTCAGAGACTGACGGATCTTTCCAACACTCAAGCGGTTCTCTGCAATATGGTCTGACTGCCGTGGAGAAAGGTCCGGGATGTTCAGTCTGTCGTTGAGTAAGCGTCAGGTTTGACTCGCTCCATTCCACCACAGTCTGCCGTGGAGATGGACGGTAGATCTGACGACGGAACTCTAGGATTTCACGCTGTAGATCAAGCATCAGAACAACTCCGTATTCAATTCTTCGATCCTGTGCTTTCGAGCTTCACTCATATTCAAGAACGCCATCCGCTCGTTCACTCCATCCATCAACTTGTCCCGCAACTGCACGTTGCAGCCCCAAGTTGCGGTTTCGTTGAAGATTTCAACCATCAGCACCAGACCGTCTGGCTCTAAGTGCAGGATTCCCCAGAACGGAATTTTGCAATGCTTTGTAATCTCAAGCGCGGCATGAAGCTTACTCCATGAAATCATCCATTGGTTGCCATAGGTTGACTCCAGTTTTGCCAGTCCGTAATTCCGAGATTTCACCTCATAACTTCCGGTAATTACGCCAGAGTTCTGGTTCCAGATGAACCCGTCAATGCGCGACGGCTTGTCGTCTGCGATTGGCAAAAACCGGAGAACCGT